CAGTTGGTGTAAAACCCCCTCCCGCAGCCGTCAACCATCAAAATTCATAGCACCAGACGCAACAAATAAGCCACCCACAACACCACAACCAAATATAACCCCCTTAGCACAACCCCACATCTAGCCACACTTCACCGCCGAATTCACCCGCGACCGGCACCCCCTGGGAGTACCTTTGGTTATCCACAGGCCACCCACAGCGCCCAGCAGCCTGCCCCGCAGCGCCGCACCACCACGGCAGCTGCCACCCTGCCCCACGGTGGCCGAGCTGGCAGGTTGCGCCAACCCGGAAAGAGGGCAGTCAAACCGATCGATGTACAGCAGCAGCTACCGCCCCGCCCCCTTTGCCCCACTCAACGCAGCCGTGGCCCGCTCGTGCGCCTCTTGCGCCATCATTCCCGCGATGTCGAGCATTCTGATGACACCGTTCAGCGAGGTGTGGTGCATGTGCGTGAGCGCGTTGCCCAGCGTTGTGCCTTGCACGGCCTTGATCGCCTTTTCCAGATCGATGTGGTTGTGCCCGTTGATGGATGTGAAAGCGATGCGCCGCTGCATGTGCTCGTGCAGCAGGGGGTGCAGCTCGCGCATGATTTCCCAGGCGCGGTCGTTGATGGCGCGCAGCAGCTCGGGCGGCAGGGGCTGGGGTTCGGATTGGCCCGAGAGCAGCAGGCCGCGCACGTCGATGGTGATGCTCTGGCGGGCGCTTTTGCGCGGGGTGCGCGTTTGCAGGGTTTGCTCCATGCGCTCGAACTCGTCGGCAAAGGCGATCTGGTGCGCCACAGCCTTGGCCCCGGTGAACTTGCCCACGACGAAGTGGAAGCCCTTCTTGGTCATGCGGATGACGGGCGACTGTATCGGCGCTCCCCCGCTGGGGTTTTCGCGTTCTGTGACCGTCTCGCCGAAATTGGCGAGACGCCATTCATCCGGGCATTCACTCATGCGCTGGCGAACGATAGCCAGCACCTTTGCATGCTGCTTGCCATAGACGGTGGCAATGTCTTGGGTCGTGGTGGTGGGTTGTCCGTCGATGACGGTGATATGGGCGGCAATGCCCGTTGGGAGAGTGTTAGCCATGATGGCTCCTTGCAACAGGTTATGAACCTGCCCCAAGCGACGCCAATCACAGGAGGCAGACCGTACGGGGTTGGCGTACCGGGCAAGGACCGGCGCACCCTTACGGGTGCCCCCGCACGGCCCGCCAAAAGTGGAGCCATGCGTTGCGCATGAAAAAAGCCGCAGACCTTTGGAGGCGAGCGGCTTGCTGCGCCTTGCTACCGGGACGCCAATCCCGATCCCCGAAGGGACGGGCGAAGTGTAGCCGATGCGACCCGGCATGGCAAAGACCAGGCTCATGCCGCAACCTTTGGCACCCCAAACAGCACCATGCTCTTGCAGCCAAACTGGCAAATCTGCCGCGCCATGTCTCCCGTGAGGTCGGGCATGTCGAACGGTGTGCCAACCACATGCCCGCCTTCGACGGCGTAGAAGCAGTTGGGCTTGCCACGGATGCCCTGGCGCACCAGCGCGTAGGCTTCATTGCCCAGCTCTTCCGCTTTGGTTTGCAGCGCCTTGTACGTCTCAGGCATCCGCGTCTTGATGATCTGGATGCACTCTGCCACGTAGGCCTTCATCATCGCCTCGTCGGCTGCCGTTTGCTGTCCACTGTCCATGCTGTCCATCCTTTTCTATAGAGATCAAACGCAGTACACACACCCACGCGAGCGCGAGCGCACCCGCACCTGCCCGCCTGTGCCCGCAGGCATTGGCAAAACACGGTGGACACCAGCCAGACACCAACACAACCATGCAGCAGCCACAACCCAGCAAAACAAGGAAGAAGCAACTCCATAGGCTCCATAGGGGCCGCTGGACACCGTGGACACTCAGGCGCTACGTCATGGCTTCAAACGCAGACTTCCCCGCCACCGCGCCACACACCAAGCCGCGAATCTCGCCTCCCGCATGGTGTGTGACACGGCGCGTTTGTTGGGCCGTGAGCTTTTCGGGCTGTAACACCCCTCGCTGCTCAAAACGGCTCATCGTCTGCGCCCTCTTCTGTTGATGCCCCCGTTGCGCCCTGCGCACGGATGGCTGCGTCCGGGCTAGCCGGTTCTTCCTTGGGCCAATTGCGCGGGCGGGCATATCCCCACGCTCGCACGCCGTTGACCTGTTTCTTCACGCGCTCCCAGCCCTCGTGGTCGAGGAAGCCGCGCACCTGCGCCTCAAGCGCAGGGCTGCTCTTGGCTGCGTCAACGCCAAGCGCCAGAGTGAGCTGGCTGATCGTCACGAACTCAGCCTCACGATGCACCAGCGCACCAATTCCTTGTTGCAGGGGCTGGCGAGTGAGCACGTTCATCAGCTCGCTGATGACGGCTGTCTCCACCATGCGGCTTTCTTGCATGGGCACAAACAGCCGCGCCTCTTCCTCGGGCGTGGGCGTGAAGCGCTCACCCTGCAAATAAAGCTGGTAAGCCTCGGCAAACAACTGCTCGCGCCACCTGGCCACCCAGGGGTTCTTGATGCGGTTGGTCACCGGGATTGGCCAAAAGCGCCGGTTGCCCGTGCGGTCGCGCAGGTAGGTGCTCTCGTTGGTGGTGCCCACCAGCACGCACTGGCGTGCATACGCCTCCACTGTGCGCCCATAGGCGGGCCGGTAACGGTCCACCTTGGCCGTTATGAACGCCTTGATCAGCCCAATCTCGGCCTTGCCAAAGTTGGCCAACTCGGCAATCTCGTACACCCACAGCCCTTGCACCTGCTCCTGGCCGTCTTTGCCTTTGCCGATGTCAAAGTGCGTGTCGCTGAAATACGCCAGGCCCGCCAGCGTTTCGGCCAGCGTGCTCTTGCCCAAACCGCCGGGGCCTTCGAGCACCGGGCAATAGTCAAACTTGCAGCCGGGCTCCATCACCCGGTTCACCATGCCCAGCAGCCAGTAGCGCCCCACCAGCTTGAGGTATTCCTCCATCTGCGGGGTCAGGGTCTCGGGGTCAAGCCCGAGCACGTAGATCAGCCACTTGTCAATGCGCACCTTGCCGTCATGCTTGAGCGTGGTGAGCCAGTCTCGGATAGGGTGAAACGGCCTCGCGTGCGCCACCGTCTCAATCCCCTCCATCAGCGCCGCCCGGGCAATGCTGGGCAGGCCATAAGTGCGCGTGAGGTAGTCGCCCAGCATCAGGTCAGCCGTGCCAGTGATCGGCCCCGCCTTGCCATGCACCCAGGGCCACGCCTGCCGCGCTTCAATGCTGTTCGAGAGCTGGTTCATGCCCAGCACCTCGCACAGCGCCGGATCATGCTCCAGCGCGGCGATCACCAGCTTGCGAGAAACCATCCAGCGGCCCTTGTCCGCGTCAAAGTACGGAGCCAGCCAGTCGGGCATCGCCCGACCACCGCCACCACCCCCCGCCGCGCCAGCGAGGCCGTCACGCGACGTGTTTGCAGCCGCATCAAGCTCACCAGAACCAGCCACAGCAGGCTGTTGCACATCGGCCAATGGCAGAGGCCCAGCCTGCCCGAAAAACGCAGCCACGCGGGCAAAATCCCAGCCGTCGGTGTGGATGGCGTCGGCGCAATCCCAGCCGTCGGGCACCATGCCCGTGAGCGCGGCCACCGGCAGCATCTGCACCGCACAGCCCTGCTCGGCTTGCAGCAGCGCCCCAATGCCCAGCATGGCCGAAATGCCGGGTTGCTTTTCATTGGGCAGCAGTGGCTTGAGCGCCTGCAGCATGTCGCGCTCGGCTTCGTCCTTGCAGGCGGCCTCCTCGGCCTTCGTCAGCCGCTCCCGTTTGGCATCGCAATCCGGCCACAACAGCACCGTACAGGCCGCAAGCCAGTTCCAATCGGCCTTGCGCCACGCCTTGCAGCCACCTGCCCAGCTCGCCACACAGTACACCCCTGGCGCACCGGCATCGAGCAGCGCTTGCAGCGCATCGGCCTTTTTCTCGCCCTCCACGAGCACCACCGTGCGTGTGCCCGGTGAGGTGTGGCCTGGGTAGTACAGCGGGCGCGGTTCGTCCCACGTCTTCCACTTCCAGCAGCTCGCGCCATCGCGGGCGCTGGTGCACCAGGTGTAGGGCAACGTGTCCTTGCCGCCCTCGCTGGTGCGAAAGCGCATCACAAAGCCATGCAGCGCCCCGTCCACTCGGTACTCTGCCCGGTGGTCAAGGTCTTGCGGCTTGCGGTGCTGGTGGTAGAACGTGGGCTCTGGCGCGTGCGCTGGCACAGGCCGCACCGTGGCCCAGCCTTCATCCACACGCGGGCGGGCCACTGGCGCCGGGGCAGGCACTGGCCGGGGTGCGGCTACCGGTGCAGCACCGGGCGCGGCCCGCTGCACATTGGCCACATCTTCCAGCCCGCACTCACGCGCCACCTGCACGGCAGCCTTGCCCATGGTCAAATCGTGCGCCTTGGCGTACAGGCTCACCAGGTCATTGCCGCGCTCATCGGTGGCAAAGTCGGCCCACTTGCCATTGATCAGGTTCACCGAGCAACTCGTGCCCGAGCCACCTTGCAGCGAACCGCAGGTGTACTCATGCCCCCGCTGCGAGCCACCCGGCAGCCACATCGGCACCAGCGTGTGCGCCCGGTCCAGCAAGGCGCTGGCCAGAGCTTCAAAATTGATCGGGGGCAGTTGGTCCTTGTGGTTTGACGCCATGAGATTTTTTTGTATGTTTAGGGTTGGTTTTTTCTGGCAGGTGCTTGGGCTCTGAGGCCTATCGCCACACCTCGCGCACATGCGACAGCGCATCAAACACACTGCGCCGCTCTGTGGCTTGCCCATACACACCGCGCGGTGGTGAGCCTGCGGCTGGTGCATCAGCCACCCGCTCTACCCTGCCCTCGCGGCGCAAATTCTTGAGTGTTTGGCGCACCTGGCATTCAGGGTGCCCCGTGCTGCGGGCAAGGGCAGAAAAATCGCCACTCACACCAGCAGCCACTGCCCCCAGCAGCGCCATGCGCACAGGCCCAGCGGGGCGCATCAGGCACCCCCCTGCAACACACGCCGCAGCGCGGCGTTTTCTTCGCGCAGCAAGCGGTTTTGCCGCTCAAGCTCAGACTCCACCTTGTGCATGCTGGACAAGTCAAAGCCGCGCTGGTGCGCCATCCACAACACCGGTGCGTCGTTGCCGCAGCGGTCCATCACCAAGACCAGCTTGGGCCAATTCACACCCTCTTGGCCAGACTCCCAGCGCGAAAACTGCGCCTTGTCCAAGCCCAGATCGGCCTGCAACCCTTTGGGCGACAAACCGCCCACCTCCAGACACAAACCCAGCGCCGCACCCAGGCTCTGCTTGCGCATCACCTCTTGCGGGCTCACATTCAGCGGGATGGAGAACTGTTTCACGATGCCCCTCAAAATTGTTGAGTGGTGTTGAGAGGCTCAAACCGGCAAAAATTTTTGCCATGAGCCGAAGAAAAAACCACCCCGCCCACGCGAGCGCCAAACAATGGCGTCAAAAGGAAAACGAGCGCTCGCGCTGTTGCACGAACGGGGCGGAGAAAACCGCGAATGGTGGGGGCGGCCCCGTGCAAGAATCGACCTTCCAAAACCTCAACTTGCACAGGAACCCCCATGACACCAGACCAACTTTTCAGCACGTTGCACCGCCAGCGGACAGAGCTTGCCGCCATGCGGCTGGCCATGACAGACTTGGGCAACCTGCTTGCGCCCGACGTGCGCAGTCAATGGCTGCAAGCTCTGCAAGCTCGTGCGGCCAAAGCCCGCAGAACGGCTCACCAGCACCCGGCAGACACACGGGACGCGCTTGTGGCGCTGGCAACATCGCTGGAGCTGCTGCACAAAGCACTGGCGATGCCACCAGAGCCGCAGTAAAGATTCGACGGGTCAGACTCATCTCAAGCCACCTTCCTCTCGGCCAGCTCAGCCTCACCGCCCCCATTGCGCAGATAAGCCCAATCCACATCGGGGCGCAGCTCTTCGCAGCGGATGGCTTTTTGGCTTTCGCGCTCAAGTGCGATGCACAGCCCCTCGCCGATTTTTTGGCCAATGGAAGCCGCCTTGCGCAGGTAGCCCACCGACGTGCCGCAGCGCCGCGCAAAGTCGAGTTGACTGGCGACATCCAACCCGTTGAGGTATTTCGTGATTGAGGACATGCGCATAGCTTACCCTAGGGTAAGCACAAAAGCAATACCCAAAGGTCATTTACTTGCGGGTAACGATTCGATTCAATTGGGCATGGACAAATATGAGCAGCGACGCAAAGGCCTGCTCGCCCTAGTCAAGCAACTGGGGCGGGGGGGCATCGCTCAAATTGCAGCAAAGATCGACAAGGAGGCGAACTATGTTTCGCGCATGCTGTACGAACCGGGCAAGGCCGGTAGAAAACGAATCGGCGAAGACACAGCCGACCAACTGGATGCCGCATATCCAGAGTGGAAGCAACTTGTTGCCAAAGAAAGGGCCACGGCCCAAGTAACCACCCTCATCGCCCGCGAGCCAGACAGACCATTCATGATTTGGCCATTCAAGGACGTGAAGCCGGAACATTGGGACCTGCTGGAACCACAAGAGAAAAAAGAAGTGGAGAACCATGCCGCAGCGTTTGTGCGGCTGCATCTGCCACACAAGTCACAGCCCGAGAAAGAGAATGCCGCCGTCACAGCTTGACCTGTTCAGCGCAAAAATCTACTGCCTCAAAGACTACCGCAGCCGGGCATGAAGTTGGGTTGAAGAACACAAGGGGAGATAAATGGAAGCACTTGCATTTCTGTGCGTCATCGTCGTTGTGGCGCTTTATTGGCACATATGGTCAGATAGCGGAAGTAAAAACATCCACATCGCAAATGAAAACCGCCCAGCACCTGAAAAGCCCACGGCGGAAATAACGGTTCGCATCGTTGACCCAGCTACCAACCAAAGCATCACGAGTACAAGCACAGAGAGAGCGACGAAGTTGCCGCCCATCCAACTGCGATACTTGCACACGGATGGCGTCGTCAGAGAAACCATCGTCAATCTGTACAGATCGAAAGCCAGCATTGATTGTTTTGATGCTTTCAGCTATTTGGAAAACACCCGCCGAAGTTATTGGTTCATCAGCGTTGAATCAGCCATTGACACCACAACAGGCGAGATACTTGCACCCAAAGACCTGTACAAGCTCATCCATCCAAAGAGAAAACCACCCACATGGATGATGGGTGAGTGACCTTGGGTAACATTCAGGCTTTCAAAGGGCAGTTGATGAAAAAAATACAAACCAATGCGCTATGGGTACTGACCGGCATTGCACTGACGGTGGCCGCCATATTTGGCTATGACCAGTGGGCTCAATACCAAGAGAAAACATCACCCAAGGCTCAAGCACTTGAATTGGTGCGACAGCACTTGAACGATCCAGACTCAGCCAAGTTTGAAGGCGTGCAGTTCTTCGCAAAAACACACTACGGCTGCGGCAGCGTCAATGCCAAAAACCGAATGGGCGGCTATGTTGGGTTTACACAATTCATCGCCAATATTGAAGGAAAGTATGTGCGCTTCATGCCCAAAGAAGAAACCTCGGACTATCCACCCGGTGCATACATCAAGTCGCTTGATGAGCGCATCGAGTTCTTGAAACATGCAGCCGCCGTTTGCACCGACAACCCAAAATAGAAGACACCATTGCCGCACTCACCAGCCACGGCTACACCGTCTTTGACATTGAGGCTGGCGAGTGCCACATGAACGACACCCTCAGCGGCAACCTAGACGCTCACGGATCGCAAGTGGTAACCAACACGAGCACCGGACAAACCATGCACGTCTGCGTCGAGGCCATCCACGCAACGCGAGAATGCGCTCAATCTCTCCTGGCCGGTCGTAGATGACACACGAAAAAAACAGATCGTCTGCGCACGGCAACGATGCAGGCGGATGAGGAAATTTCGAAATAGCCACAGAACACCTCTGAAAAGGAGAAAAACCAAATGGGCTCAGACCATTGCTTGCCACATGAATTCACCGCGTTCGATTACCGAGACGATAGCAAGGCTTACAGCGTTGAACTCTTTGAGGACGCGGGCCGGTTGTTCATGCGGATCGGTCTCAGCGGCGAACCGCCGAATGCCAGATTAACGCTGGAGTTCAGCCGAGACAATGCGCACACTTTCGCTGACGGCGCGCAGCAGCTTGCTACCCGACTCATATAACCGTCCCTGCGTGCAATTGCGCCCTACCACCATGAGTACCCCCGCAACACGCCACGCGATGCCCTCAAGCGGCTGCTGCCGCAGACCTTGGCACCAAGTGCCATCACCTCCATGCAGATGAACATCGGACACAAAGTCAAAATCAGCCGCAGTCTCGGCCATCAGTTCCCACGATCCATCGGGCAATTGAGTCACTTTCATAAACACCTCGCAGCCGCCCACAGGCGGTATTTTTTCGCCCCGGGATTGGGGCTTACCCGTACTTTATCAAAATAATTTACCCTTGGGTATTGCATTTAATCTTACCCACGGGTAATATCCACTCCACACCCCACCCACGGGGTGAAGGAGTGAAGAATGCAGAGCCCCGCCCGCCAAGCCGCCCACACCTGGGCGCTCGCCATCGCCATCAGCTTTGTCGTCGGCCTCGCATGGCAGCTTGGCGGACCCAGTGATCACCAGGCCGAACAAGACAGCGCCGCCGATGTGGCCGATGCCCAGCGCACCGCCGCAGCCCAAGAGCGCTTCTACGCGGCTGCCCGCCGCATCTGCGGAGAAAACGCCGCCTGGCGTGACCTTGGCAACGGCGCGGTGCAATGCACCACCAAACGCGGCCAGCCCACCCAGGTAGCACAGGTGCGCCCATGAGCTACTCCACCGTTGTTCTCATCGTCGGCCTGCTGGCCCTGCTCGTCATCGTCGCCGTCATGCGCTTCGCCATCCGCGCCTGGAGCATGCCCACGCTGCCCGAGCCCAGCAAACTGCCCACGGTCAACCCGCGCAGCCTCAAGGCTGGCCGCAAAGGCGGTGCGGCATGAGCACCCCCGAAACCGATCTGCTCACCACCGGCATGCTCTTCGTGCGCGGCTGGCCCACCGTTGGCCACGCCAAAGACGGCGCATTCCAGATCACCATCCCCTGCATGGCCAGCTACTCCGGCGGTGTCAAAACCCGCTGGACAGTCATCTACAGCGGCCCCGAGGCCGCAGCCTTCTGGCTCGCCCACAAGCCCGCCATCAAACCCGGCAGAGGCCTGCAAGTCGTCTTGCACCGCGAAACCGTCCACAACGGCGAAATCACATCCCTCGCCCAAACCATCACCCTCGCCCCACTGCCCGCGCAATGCGCGCAGCCGCTGGCGGCGTGAACCTGTTTTTTCAACCACCGGAGCACAACCATGTCCCAAGCATCCCAAGCACCCCAGACCACCGCAGCCGCCACCGACGTGAGCGAGTTTTTCTCTGACCTCGACGGCGGCATCTTCGAGCGCAAGCTCTCCGTCGCCCTCTCGCAAGTGGCCGCGTCCACCGTTGACTACGACCGCGAAGGCAAGGTCACCGTGGAATTCAGCTTCAAGAAGATCCCCGGCACGCACCAAGTGCACTGCGCCCACCTGCTCAAGTTCACCAAGCCCACGCTCGACGGCAAAGCCAGCGAGGAAGAAAAGCGCACCACCGCCCTGCACGTGGGCAAGTTCGGCAAGCTCTCCATCGCCCCCGAAAACCAAATGAGCTTCCTCTCCAAAGAAGGCCAACCCCAGTAACCCGCTGAGCCAAGCACCCACAACAACCAAACCACAGGAACCATCACCATGTTCACCCCCGAAGCCATCAAAGCCCTGCAAGAAGCGCAATCCATCGCCCAGGCAGGCGTCGAAACGCACAACGCCCTCACCATGCCTGAGCTGGGCGGCGTGCTCGCCCTGCCCAGCGACTACAAGCAGCACGACCTGGAAGCCTTCATGCCCCTGCGCCGCCGCGCCCGTGGCACCATGACCACCGCCGACCACCAGGCCTTCACCGCCTACACCAAGGCCCACGCTGAAAAGGGCTGCGCCGTGTTTGTGGACGCAGGCAACATGAGCGCCACCGCCGTGCTCAACCTCGGCACACCCACCGAACCCGGCCACACCGACAACCGCGCTTATCTGGTGCTCGACAAAACCGCCGCTTTCTTGGCGCTGATGACAGCCACCCATCGCACCCTCACCCAGCGCGAAGCCGCCGAGTTCTTTGAAGACTGGGCCGAGCAGCTCAAGTTCTTCGCCGATGCAGACGCCAGCGGTCAAATCCCCGTAGCCCAAGCAGCAGCCACCATCCGCAAGCTCACCATCGAGGGCCTGCGCAAGATTGAAAGTCAGACCGCCCAGCTCAGCGAGAGCCGCAGCGCCTTCGAGAGCATCAGCGCCAAGGCCGACCAAGCCATCCCCACCATCATCTACTTCAACTGCCAGCCCTACCACGGCCTCACTGAGCGCCTGTTTGTGATGCGCCTGGGCATCAAAGCCGACGACAAAGCCCCCGGCATCAGCCTGCGCATCATCAAGCTGGAGCAGCACAAAGAAGAAATGGCCAACGAGCTGGCCAACAAAGTGCGCGACGGTTTCGGCGACATCCCCGTGCACGTGGGCAGCTACAGCAAGGCGTAATCCATGCACGAACCCATCATCAGCATCGAACGCATCCAGCGCGAGGCGGCGGCAGCCGCTCGCATCTACAGCGACATCAACGACGCCTGCCCCTACCCCTTTGGCACAGCCGCCGCCAACGCCTTCAAACAGGCCTTTGCCAAAGCCAAAGAAGAGCAAGCCCAACTGGAGCCCCAAGCATGACCCACATCATCACCGCCACCGGCGCCGAATACCACATCAGCGGCCACGGACTGCGCCCCGTCAAGGCCGAAGACATCGCCCACCAGCTCGCGCAAATCAACCGCTTCACCGGCGCTTGCATCCGCCCCTACAGCGTGGCCGAACACAGCCTGCTTGTGTGGGAACTCGCCGCCCGCGCCGGGGCCAGCACCGTGGTGCAACTTGCCGCCCTGCTGCACGACGCCCACGAGATCTACACCAACGACCTCGCTTCGCCAGCCAAGCAAGCTGTGGACAGCGTGAACAACGCCCACGCCTGGTGCACCTTCGAGTACATCCACAAACAGCATGTGCGCCGCGCCTTCGGCCTGCTCACCACCTTCGCCGTCCACGCCGAGCAAATCCGCGAATGGGACCTCATCGCCCTCGCCACCGAGCGCCGCGACCTCCTGCCCTACAGCAAGCTCGACCACCTCCCGTGGCACGTGCTGCGTGACGACACAGACAACCCCGTCCAGCCCGCAGACATCGACCTCAACACCAACTTCCGCGAAACCCGGAGCTGGAAACACTGGCGCACCGAATTCGCTCTGCGCCTGGAGCAACTGCAACACACCCTCGCGCGGGAACAGGCGCTGGCGACGGAGGCAGCATGACCATCACCTGCATCCCCAGCCTGCGCACCATGAGCAGCAAAACCTTCAAGGTGCTCAAGCAGATCATCGACACACCCATGCGCCGCACCGGCCTTGGCCGTGGCTCTGACGAGTGGACATCCAAGATCATCGACAACCTCGCCGCAGCGGGCTACATCAAGCGCGAGCCCGACGGTAGCTACGCCGCCACCGCCAAAGGCATCCGCACCGTGGCCAACAAATTCGAGCGCGCCGCCGCCATCGAAAAAGTGGCCGCAGCCAGCATGCCCATCACCAACCGCAGCGGAGCCATCCCCGGCCAATACACCGGCCACGAACTCACCGCCCCCGCCGTGCGCCCCGGCGCAGACGACCACTTCCAACACCCCAGCCGCAGGCCCGATGGTCTGTACTACCGCGACGGGCGCGTGGAGGCGCTGCCAGCATGACCACCTTGACCATGCCCGAGCGCATCGGCTACACTTCGCCCGTCCCTTCGGGGATGCGGGCTTGGCAGCCCGGCACCAAAGGCGCTGCGAGCCGCACGCCTCTTGAGGTTTGCGGCTTTTCTATTGCTCCCGATGCAGCGCGGGGCATGGCTCCCTTTTTGGCGGGCCGTGCGGGACACCCGCAAGGGTGTGCCGGTTCCTTTGGCCGGTCTGCCAACCTGCACGGTCTGCCGCCCTCTCTTGGCAGGGAGGGTGGCAGGTTCAAGACCTGTTCCAAAGGAGCCATCATGGCTAACACCCCCTCACGGCGCACCGCGCCACGCATCACCGTCATTGACGGTTCCCCCACCACCACCAGCCGCGACATTGCCGAGACTTTCGGCAGAGAGCACAAGAACGTGCTTGAACGCATCCGCAATCTGGACTGCTCACCAGAATTCAACGCGCTGAATTTCAAGCCCGTTGAATACACCGACGCCAAAGGCGAGCAGCGCACCGAATACCGCATCACCCGCGACGGCTTCGCTTTCCTCTGCATGGGTTTCACCGGAGCCAAGGCCGCGCAGTGGAAAGAGCGCTACATCGCCCACTTCAACCGCATGGAGCAAACCCTGCGCGAGCGCACCCAGCGCAAAGCCGTCAAGGCAGCGCCCGTGGCCCTGCCCACGCCAGAGCCTGCCACCATCGACGTGCGCGGCCTGCTGCTCTCGGGCCAGTCCGAACCCCAGCCCCTGCCGCCCGAGCTGCTGCGCACCATCAACGACCGCGCCTGGGAAATCATGCGCGAGCTGCACCCCCTGCTGCACGAGCACATGCAGCGGCGCGTGGCCTACATGGCCATCAACGGGCACGGCCACATCAACACCGACAAAGCCCTCAAAGCCGTGCGCGACACCACCCTGGGCAACGCACTCGCCAGCGAACACCACCACGCCCTGCTGTCCTGCGTGTCACACATGGGCATCGTCGCCAAACTCGCCGCACAAGCCGAACAAGCCGCACGGGCGGCGGTGGGTGGGGCGAAGGGGGTTGCATGAAAACGAAACACAGAAAAGATGCACATGCAAAGCATCGGTTGCGCGCCGACCCCGGCGCGTTCTTCCGCGTCATGGCCCGCGTGCAGCCCTTCACCCAGCCCGAGCAAACCAGCCTCACCCTGCCCCTGCGCGTGAGCTGGCAGAGCCTGTGCACCGGCCAAGGCACCGAAGAAGACTTCCACAACCTCGCCTGCTGCGCGAATGTGTGCCTGCTGCGAGCCGAAGAAATCGACCCCCTGCTGGTCGTCCCCGTGCAACACGCACAAGACGCCCTCATGCACATGCTCGACCGCGCCCAGCGCCTCGGCCACTGGGGCACAGACCACCTCAGCCGCGAGCACATCCCGCCCCTGCTCGACCTCTACGAGCAACTCATCGCCCTCAGCACCCCGCAGCAAATGCACACCGCCATGCAGGCCGTGATGCTGCGCATGCAGCGCGGCCAAACCATTCCACAACCGTGATCTAAAGGAGCAACCATGTCACAGCCTCTCAACCTCACCAACCTGCCCGCACTGGGCGCATCGCTCGACGGCGGTACCTTCGCCGGGTTGACCACCAAGCCAGACGGCACACATTGCGCTGTTGTGCTGCTTCCCGGACATGGGACAGACCTCGACTGGGCAGCCGCAAAGGCCTGGACCAAAGAGCAAGGCGGCGAACTCCCCACGCGCCCCGTTGCGGCCCTGCTCTTCGCCAACATCAAGGTCAAGCTGGAGCCCGAGTGGCACTGGACTGCTGATGAGTACGACGCCTCCTGCGCCTGGGGTTGCCGCTTCTACGACGGCAACCAGAACTACACCCGCAAGAGCTACGAAGGCTCGGCTGTTGCCGTCCGCTTGATTCCGCTCAGCGCTTGATCCTTCAATCCTTCAACTCACGAAAGCCCAACATGTCCGGCATCACCATCCCCATCGACATTGAGTTCACACCCCGCACCCTCGCCGTGATGGAAGCTCTGCACAAAGCCATCAACCCGCAGTTTCAGGCCGATGACGCACAGTCACCGCTCAACCTGCAACCCGACGAGCACTACGCCGGCGTCATCCTGGACGAGAAAGGACAAACCGCCCACCACCTGGTGCTCATGGCCGCCCAGCCCGCCAGCGCACTCAACTGGCAAGACGCAACCGATTGGGCGGCAAGCGTCGGCGGCTCACTCCCGTCCAGGCAAGAGCAGGCCCTGCTTTTCGCGAACTGCAAACCTCACCTCAAGCCAGAGTGGCACTGGTCATCTGAGACACACAAGGAAGACGCCTCCTACGCCTGGGGTTGCTACTTCCGCCACGGCTACCAGAGCAGCACCCACAAGAGCTACGAAGGCTCGGCTGTTGCCGTCCGCAGAGTCTCAGCACTTTGATCCTTCAATCCTTTAATTGAGCACAGCCACCGTGGCACTTCACACCGAACTTCCCATTCATCGCACCGGCGCGCGCCTGCTGGATCTGGCCATCAGGGCCCAAGTCCAGATGCCGCGCACCGTCAAGCGGGCGCTGGGCGAGAAAATCACCCAGCATTGCGTCGAAATGCTCGATCTGATGGCCTTGGCCAATGCCAGCCAGCACGAGGCCCGGGCGTGGTACATTGAGCAGTTGCTCACTCGCGAGCGCGCCATCACAGTGCTGCTGCGCGTCAGCCACGATGCCCGGTACATCTCGCCCAAGCTGTGGGCAGACTCCATCGAGCTGCTGGGGAGCGTCGGCAAACAGGCCGGTGGCTGGCTCAAACGAACGAACAGGGCGCCTGCAGCATGAAGGTCAAGGCCATCATGCCCGTGCGCACAGTGAATCTGGTCGCGCCGCTGGCCCAAAAGGCCACCGACATGCACACCACGGATACCACCGCCACCGTACGGGCTGCGTCCGGTGCAGCTCCCCACCTGATCGGCTCCGGCCTTCGGGCGGGCGGCATCATCAGCGCGACAGGTGCGCCTCCTACGCCTGGAATTGCAACTTCAACAACGGCAACCAGAACAACAACCACAAGAGCTACGAAGGCTCGGCTGTTGCCGTCCGCAGATCCACACCTGTTCCAGCAGCTTGTGCAGGCCTACCTCGACTGCCGACGTACCAAGCGCACCAGCGCCAGTGCCGAAGCCTTCGAGGCGCGGGCCGAGCACAACCTGTACCAGCTCCATGAAGAACTCCAATCCGGCACCTACCAGCCCGGACGCTCCATCTGCTTTGTCATCACCCGCCCCAAGCCGCGCGAAGTGTGGGCGGCGCAATTCCGCGACCGCATCGTCCACCACCTGCTCTACAACCAAATCGCACCGAGGTTTCATGCCCGCTTCGTGGCTGACAGTTGCGCCTGCATCCCCGGCCGGGGCACCCTCTACGCCGCCCAGCGGCTGGAGCACCAGGTGCGCAGCCATACCCAGAACTGGAGCCGCCCCGCGCATTACCTCAAGTGTGACCTGGCCAACTTCTTCGTCAGCATCGACAAAACCATCCTGCTCGGCCAGCTACAGCGCCAGGTGACCGAGCCGTGGTGGATGGCTTTAACCGAAACCATCCTCATGCACGACCCCCGCCTTGATGTCGAGGTGCGCGGCACACGGCACGAGCTGGCCCTCGTGCCCGCGCACAAGAGCCTGTTCAACGCGCCAGACCACCACGGCCTGCCCATCGGCAACCTCAGCAGCCAATTCTTCGCCAACGTGCTGCTCGACGATCTGGACCAATTCATCAAACACCAACTCCGCGCCCCGCACTACGTGCGCTACGTGGACGATTTCGTCCTGCTGCACGACAGCCCGCAGTGGCTCAACCAAGCGCGCGAGCACATCGAAGCCCGGCTTGCCACACTGAACCTGTGCCTCAACCCACGCAAGACCATCCTCCAGCCCATCGAGCGTGGCATCGACTTCGTGGGCCACATCATCAAACCATGGCGCCGCATCATCCGGCGCAAAACCATCACCACCGCCCTGCGGCGCCTGCAACACATGGCCGAGGCCGACACCTTCGCCGCTGGCAACAGCTACCTAGGGCTCGCCGGCCAAGCCAGCCACGGGCACACCGACCAAACCCGCATCGCCAATATCCTGCGCCGCCGTGGCCACGCTGTGGCGGGTGACATCGGCAAGATTTACAGAAAGCCAGCATGACCCTCCACACCCACATCACCGCCGAATCCGACGTGCTCGCCGCCCTGCTGGGCGAGTGCCAGCGCGTCATCGAAGGCATCATCGAGGCCGACCACTTCGAGCACGACGAAGAGCGCCACCTCATGCGCGCCCTGCAAGGGCGCATCACCGAGGCCCGCATCAAGCGCCTGCATCTCAGCAAGCTGGGCGGCGAGGTGTACGGCCAATTCATGATCAGCATCGACGGCAGTCGCGCACCCAGCAAGGTGCACACACACCTCTCGCAAGCCAAGGCCGAAGCCAAGCGCCTCGCAAACCAAGAGGGCCAAAACGCCCGCACCATCCGCATCCTCGAGGTGGTGGACGTGCTGCAAGCCCGCCAGGTGTACGAATGGGCCAGCGCTGGGGGTGAGGCATGAACAAAACACCTAAATCGACAAAACAAGCACAGGCGGATAAGCCTGTTTTAACAAGGGCTGCTTCGACAAAACTGCACCGCGCATCAGCCAAAGCAGTGCAGAACTGGTGCACCGCGCAGGGCCTGAAGTTGATCAGCAAGCCGCGCCATGTGAAACCCCGCTCCTACGTCATCGGGCACGCCGCCGAGCGGTGCCTTGTTGTGGCCGAGTGCTGGGCAGATGCAGAGCCGCAGCTCAAAGAAAGAACGCGGGCGCACCCTTTGAACACAGTCCACGTGTTTGACACTTCACTCAAGGCAGGGGATTGGTGCATCACGGCCTACGTGAACACCAAAGATTTCGGCCAGACCGTGGCCGTTCCGATTGGGGGCAAACCATGAAAGCCACCGCCGCAGCCGCCCATCTGGGCATCAGCCCGCGGCTGCTGTACGCTATCAGCGCCCCAAACGGCCCGCTGCCTTGCCAGCGCATTGGCAGGCCCGGCAGCCAGCGCCCACGGCTCGTTTACGATCTGGCAGACCTTGAGGAGTACAAACGATCATGTCGATACACCGAGACAAAGAGCGCGGTCAATTCGTCTTTACCTTCGACCGCACCATTGCGGGCGCAGGCCGAATCCGCACTGCAAAGCGCCTTCCAAAAACTTGGAATCAAGCCCAGGCCGATGCCTACGACCGCAAAGCCACCGCAGACCTCTACGCCCGCGCGACCATCGACCTTGAAACTCGTCACGAGCTGATCGACGACGCGGTGGCCCTCTACATCACCCATCGCCTGCCCCAGCTCAAGCACGGGCGCGACGTGGCCCTCGAACTCGCGCAGATCCTGCCCTACTACACCGGGCGGCCCCTCAGCGCACTGGCCGACGTGTGCGTGGCCGTCAAAGCCCGCAACGTGCGCGAAGACGGCACACCACTGGCCCCGGCCACCATCCGCAACCGCTTGGCCTACCTGCGTGCCGCCGTCAACTACGCCTGGAAGGAGCACCGCTTTGGCGGCGAGCACAAGCCCACACAGCGCATGAGCGTGCCCAAAGTCAGCAACGCCAGCGACGTGTTTGCCACCCGCGCCGACATGCTGCGCATCGCGCTGGCCACACAAAACCGCCGTGTCCGCGCCATGCTGCGCAGGCTCTACTACTCGGGCAAGCGCTACACCGAAGCCGCCCAAGCCATCGTCAACCCCGAAGGCACGGCCTACCACATCCCCGACACCAAAAACGCCACGCCAGACTGGCAGCCCATCCACCCCAAAGCCCGCACCGCGTTCAAGGTGCAGCCGCCCAGCTACACCGAGGCCAACTACTGGTTTGCAAAAGCCAAAAAGGCACTCGGCCTGCAACACCTCACCCTACACAAACTGCGCCACGGCACAGCCACCGCCATCATCGAAGGCGGCGGCACCCTTGACGACGTGCGAGCCGTGCTCAACCACAAAAGCCACGCCAGCGCCATGCGCTACGCCCACCGCGTGCTGGCAGTCAAAGAGCGGGCGCTCGGGTTCATTGGGAAGAAGGCGGCATGAGCGCGGCAGATTTTCTCAACCGCATCCCGTTGCGCTACAAAGAAAATAGCGCCAAAGCCTTGAATTCACTGGAGGCGCGGGCCGGAGTCGAACCGACCTACACGGATTTGCAATCCTGCACGCACACCATGCACACACCGCAAGCCGTTGATTTTATTGGGGCTACTGGACGCGCATCCAGCGCATGAACAGCCCGGATTGCACCCACTTCGGCAGATTTTCTCAACCACGGCAGGCAAAAAAATGGCGATATTTTACTTGACGTACCCAAAATAATCGGCGATACTTGGCGTACCCAATCGAGGTGCGTCATGAGCGAATCAATCCTTTCACAGCCGTTTTTCCACAACGAAGAAGCCGCCTACGAGTTTGTCGAGACTCGTCTGTGGCCCAACGGAGTTGTCTGCCCTCACTGTGGCGAGATCGGCAAAGCCGGGAAACTTCAAGGCAAGTCAACCCGTGTTGGCGCATGGAAGTGCTACGGATGCCGCAAACCATTTAGCGTCAAAGTGGGGACGATTTTCGAGTCCAGCCATATCCCGATGCGTCTGTGGCTGCAAGCGATCTTTCTGATTTCCTCATCAAAAAAGGGCATCAGCTCCAATCAACTATCCCGCACTCTCGGGGTCACATTGAAGTCGGCTTGGTTCATGTCTCATCGCATTCGTGAAGCCATGCGTGAGGATGGGTTTGATGTTTTTGGCTCTGGTGGTGGCTCCGTCGAAGTAGACGAAACTTTCATTGGTCACGACAAAACGATCAAGCCCAAAGGCGAAAAGCGTGGCCGTGGATACCACCACAAGAATAAGGTGTTGTCGCTAGTTGACCGTGAGACTGGCAAGGCCCGGTCTATCGTTGTTGACGACCTGAAAGCCACGACGCTGATTCCGATTCTGAAAGCCAATATCAGCCGTGAGGCGCGAATCCTCACTGACGAAGCGGCCCATTACAACAGCGTCAGTCAGCACTTCGCAGATCACGCCTACACACGCCACGGTGCAGGGGAGTATGTTTCAATGGTTGATCGTTCGATCCATACCAACACGATTGAAGGTTTCTTCTCTGTTTTCAAGCGTGGCATGAAGGGTGTTTATCAGCACTGCGGACAAAACCATCTGCATCGCTATCTTGCAGAGTATGACTACCGCTATAACCACCGCACAGCACTTGGATACGATGATTTCCAACGTGCTGAGGCGCTACTCAAGGGCGTGCAAGGCAAGCGTCTGACGTACCAAAGGACTCATTGATTCAAACCGAAAGCGAGGGCGTATGGTGAAGCCCAAAACCAAACCAAAACAGGACGATCCAGAGCAGTCAAGGCGGTTCATGGAGACGGCCAAGGAAGTCGATGCGCTGGGCAATGGCGATGCGCTTGAGCGTGTGTTGAAGGCATCAAAAAAACAAGACACAAAAAACCCGCCACCGAGCAAGTCTCGGGGCGGGGAAACTGGCTAGAACGCCGGTTTAGAAGTCAAACGAAAGTTGACCTGGATGTGAACGCCAGTGCTGGCACACGCTTTCCCACTTGCCAAAGCGGAAACGCTTGTATGCGTTCACGAAGACGCTCTTAACTTTGCTGAACCGCATGGCTCAACTCCTTCAAGAGAGCGAGGCCATCTTGTCTGGGCGAACACCAACGGGTACAATCTGTACCGCTCTGTGAGGAGTGTTGGTGAGCGCTCGATGGCTTTTCGGCCTCGATCACTTAACCATCGATCCAAGGGTCTGCAAACCTTTGGTTGCTTTCAGCAAGCCTTCAGACTTGCGTTGTTGGTCATTTGTGACCTGCCTCGGCCCCTTTAGCGATCCTTCCGCCAAGAATTCGCGCTAAAGGGGCTTCTCATTTTCTGCCCCGGCTACGGCAGGCAAATCACCGGGGCAATCAACTAACCTCATGCGAACACCTCCTACTGTTTTTTTATTGTAGCACACCATAGAGATTTGCGGTAAAATTTCGAAACCGCACAATTGGCGCGATCCGATTAGGAGTTCACATGAGCGACGCTACTGAAATCAAGACCACCGCGACGAAACGCGACCGCAGCCCAGCTTACCCATTTATTTCGCTAAAGACAGCTATAGAGCGTGTCGCCGCGTTTGATGCGAAATTTGGACGACATGGCTCGCCTTTGGGAATGGCGGGTCTTGCATGGGGCTATAAAGGGGACAGTAGCCAATCTGCCCAAACGCTTTCGGCTTTGAAATACTTCGGCCTAGTTGAGTACACGGGCACAACTAACGACCGAAAAGCAGGCCTCACAGATGATGCCAGAAACTATCTGCGAGCCCAACTCTCGACTTCAAAGTTGGAAATTGCGAGGGCTTGCGCATTGCGTCCCAAGACGATACGTATGTATTGGGAGAAGTGGGGCGCAGACCGACCCATAGATGATATTTGCCTCGATCAAATGATACTCAAGGATGGATTCACTGAAAGTGCAGCGAAAACGTTCATCAAAGTTTATGACGAGACTATTGACTTCTCAGGCTTGAGAGGCGACCATCAAATTGATAAAATTCAAGATGGTGAAGAAGATACATTGACTGACATTGAGTTGATACGACCCGCACCACAGGCGGACGTTACCCCTTCCAATCGTTATGTCGAAATCGTTCCGATCCATGCCCCTCAAAGCAAAGGAGTTGGTATGCGGCAAGAAGTATTTACCGTTGATGAAGGAGACGTAACCATCCAATGGCCCGAACGCATGAGTCAAGCCAGCATTGAAGACTTCATGGACTGGATAAAGATTCTGGAGCGGAAAATCAAGCGAAGCGTGCTAACGCCACAACCTGAAAAGACGGAAGGTTCTCCCGAATAAGAAACGCCCCTGCAAAGGGGCGTTTTTACTAGCCGCATCTGGGTACGCCAAATATAATAACGCGAAAAAAATCCCCCAGCCCTTTCGGGCCGGGGGAAACACGTTGGCTGCTCGTTTCAGCTTCCCGTGAAGAGACAACTTACAAAACGGTCAGGGTGCGGCCCATCGTCGGGCAGCATCCAAATTCACTCGGGCCTCGTCGCCTTGCCCAGCGAGCTGCGAAAGCCCTGCATCAAGGTTTGCAATTGCTCGCTCAAGCTGGGGCCGGTCGAAACAGGCTGTTTCAGGGTCTCGGGCACCGGCGGGGGCGGGGGGCAAGTAACCGGCACGGGCACGCTCGTGGCGCAGGCGGTCAGCGTCAGCACGCAGGCGGTCAAGATCACGGCGGTTTTGTTCATCGGCTTGTTCCTTCTTGAGTTTGTCGGCGGCGGCTTGTTCGGTGGCGCGTTGCTGGGCGGCGCGGCCCTGCTCGGCCACCTCGGCTTTGAATTGCTCGAATGCAGCCCGCTCGCTGGCCTTCCCATGCTGGCAGCCGTGCAGCCACGCACCGCCGCACAAGGCTACGCACAGGCCGATGGTGTTGAGGCTGGGGATGGGGATCATGGCCGAGCCCTCCTGGGATCGAACGCCCACACCTTGGCCAGCGCACCGAGCGAAGCCCAGCCCAGAAACACCGGCCCGGCCAGAGCTGCTGCCAGTGAGCACACGGCCCAGCCAGCTAGGATGCCGAGGGTTTGGGCGAACTTGAAGAGGAGGAGTTTCATGCCGCACACACCTCGCAGATGCCGGGGCGGGTGCCCGTGTGGTCGATGGTGATGGCCATGTTGATGGCTTTCTCCGGCAGCATGGGCGACACGTGCACCCAGCGGCCAAACTCGTGGATCACCTGCCCAACGCCCAGCCCGCGCTGGTTGGCTGCGATGAAGCTGGCCAGTTGCATGGGCGTGCCGAATGCGGGGGCCACGATGTCGGCGGCGTAGGCCTTGATGTGGTCGCTGGTGTCGCTGCTGCCGATGGCGCGGTTGAGCGCCAGGCAGCGGTAGCCGCTGGTGATACGGATGGCGATGTCCTTGGCCTTGTGGGCACACACCGCCGAGCGGATGCGCTCCAGCATGTCGGCGGTTTCTTCAGCGTGCGTCAGCAAATCGGGCGGCACGCTGTTATTGATGCGCAGGCGGGCGGCGGTGTCGCTGAAGGTGAATTCTTCGAGCGTGAAGTGGGCGCTGAGTGCGGTCATGGCTTGCATCCTTTCTGGTAACACGCTGGCGCACCGCCATGGGCCCAGTGCCTGCCGGTGAAAAACTGCACCGCCAGCACAGCCCAGGCGAAGGCCACCACGGGCCAAGTGGGCGTGTAGGGCGTTGGGCACAGGTCGGGCCAGAAGTCGTTTGCCACGGGCATCACGAGCATCACCCCCGAGGCGCAGAACAGCAGCCAAATCGAGAGGCGGATCACGTCGAGCGTGTTGCTGTTGGTGCGCTTGATGCGCCACAGAGATGTGGCGACCAGGCCGATGAAGGCCAGACCGTGCATCATGTGCAACAAAAAGGTCAAGGCGCTCATGATCCGCCGCCCCCGGCCGCCTTGTCGTCATCGGGCAGACCCACGCGGCGGCGCGCGCCCAACGTCACCCAGTCGGGCCACTTGTCCGCGAACAGCGTGATTAAAAAGGCCACGCCACCAGGCCAGCGCCAGGCCTGGAAGCTGGTAAGCGACTCGATCATGTGCCCAGCGAACGACGCGAGCATGCACGCGCCGCCAACCCATGCGAGCATGTAGAGCGTCATGTGCGTGGTGCTGCGAAACGTCACGCGGCTAGCCGCCAGCGATGCGCCGAACACCGCGCCGCCCAATGTGACCATGCCCTCGACGATGCTCGGCCCCAGCTTCGCGCCCACCTCCGGCCCGAAGAGCCAGACCATGAGCAGCACGATGCCGGTTGTTTTGCTGGCGGGCTCGATCATCACAAATCCTTCCCGCGCAGGTCAGTCCAGCCGAGAGTAGCGATGTACACCGTGCTCGTGCCATTTTCGCGGTGACGAATTTGCGCGCTTGTATTCGTCCAGACTGCGGGGCCGGAGAATGCACTACTGATAGTGGCGGTGCCAGAGCCAGTCGCCAAAGGCGCAGTCGTGATAGACGGCGCAAGGTCGGCATTTGCAGGATCGGAGATATATGTGTATTGCCCGCCGCCACCTCCATTGATGGACAGCATCGGCCTGACCTTGCGCCCACGGGGGACGCTCAGCGTCAACAAAGCAGCCGTTGTCGAGCCTGCACTTGAGAAGTCAAGCGGCGGCGAATCCCACCAGAACTCGTCGCCCGTCTGTGTGAACTTCGTCCACTGTCCGCTGCCATTCGTCAACCCGCCGCCGATGTAGCGGTACTGCGTGTAGTTCGTCGGCAGCGTCGGGGAGCTTGAGGACGTAGAAAACACCACGTCCACCACGCCAGTGTCGGGGCGGCGGATGGCATAGAAGTAATACCACGTCGAATTCGCGATCGTGCCCGTATCAAGACCGCCGTTGCCAGAGCCGACAGACCATGCGCTCGTCGTCTTACTCGTCGCGGCAAGGTTCATAAGCACAGCATTTCCGCTGTCCGCAGCTTGCCCCGCTGCAATGCTCATTGTTGTAGAACTGCCCGCCGTTGATAGCGTCATGCCAGTAAGGTAAGACCGTAGAACTGCCGTCGCCTGGGGCAGGGGGTCCAGCACCACAAAATGCGTGCCGTCGTACTCCACATCGGCCAGCATGCTGGCGGCGATGATGGCGTCCACTTTGGCACCGGTGCTGTCGTATTGCTTGAGGCCCGTGGCGGTGAGGCCGTTGACGGCCAAGGTGCTGGACCCGCTGGATGTGGCGCTGTGGAACTTGACTCGGAACCGCTGGCCAGCGGACAGGCTGGCGATGGCTGGTGCTGGCGTGAGGGTGTAGGCCGGCGCGGTGCCTGCGCTGGTGAAGGCGGTGAGCGCCTGGGTGTTGGCCGTGCTGGCGGCCAGATTTGTGATGCGCCAATTGGTGCCGCCGGCGGGCATCTGCAAACCCATAATGCCACCCGCTGGCAGGGTGACGCCTGCGGTGGCGCCCTCGATGGTGTCTGAGCCGCCGCGCTGCACGGTGAGCGTGTTGGCGCTGCTGTCGATGCGGCGGATGTTGTAGATGGCGTCGTCGGTGTCGGCGCCGCTGGTGGGCAGAGTCAGCGTGATGTTGCCGCTGGTGCAGTCCACCAGAAGCAAGCCGCATTGAGTGGTGGCCAGCGTGCTGGTGCTGGTGACGGTGGTGCGGCTGGCATCGCTCAGGCCATGCGTCTTGAGGGCGTCCCACAAGGTGGTGAGTGACGATTTGAGTGTGGCACCACTCAGAGTGGTGCCCGTCACTGTGGCGCGGGTAAAGAGTTTCATACGTCTGCAAGGCCTTTCACATCGATGGTGGCGGTGCCGCCCACGGCAGCACCGGTGTTGTCAATCAGTTGGGTGAGCGGCCCGAGCGCCGCCGAGAAGTCCATCACGCGGCCAGCAATGGCACCTGAGCCGTCTGTGATGGGGGTGATTTGCACGCCGCGCACGGTGATCCACTTGCGGGCGGGTGCACCCACTGCCGGGTCAAGGCGGGTGCCGCCGGCCAGAATGGCTTGCTGCGAGAACGACTGCGCGGCCTCTTGCGCGGCCAGGTAGGCGATAAAGGCTGTGATGCCGCCCTGCACGGCGCTGCCATCGATGCTGGCGCGAAACTGGATGCCCTGCATGCGCTGGGCGCTGTACGATCCGGGCCATGGCTGCCATGCGCCGGGCGCGCCATAGAGATCGGCGCTGGCGTACAGGTCCGCCGTCGAATACAGGTCAACCAGGGTGTCGCCGTCAATGCGATATTCGACCGCTGGCGAGGCCCCGGCCATGGCCGTGCTGAGGTACACCGTGCCGCCGCCGTAGAGCGGCACGAATGAGGTGCTGACCCAGCTCATGGGCTTGTACAGTGCGCCATAGAGGTTGGCCTCGGCGTAGAGGTCATCGAGCGCATACAGGTCGGGGCTGCTCTGCACATCGGCGAGCAGATCGCCGCCCGACACGCTGGCGCCGGTGATGGTGCCCGCGAAGCCACCCGCCCGATAGTCAAGCGACTGCACGCTGTTGGCGGTGCTGGGCTGCGAGAAGTCGAGCGTGTAGCTGCCGCAGCCGCCCACGTTGCCGCTGGTGTCGATGGCGGCCACCATGAGGGTTTGCACGCCATACAACGCGCCGGGTATGCGCCATGGCGAGTCGGTCACCACGCCGTCATGCAGGGGCAGCCCGCGCGACCAGGTGGCCGTGGTGCCAGCCACCGCGCGCACCAGATAGCCCGCCACATCGAAGTCGGTCACTTTGCCAAAGTACACCAGCAAGTCACTGGTGACGAACACGTTGGCGGGCGTGCTGGGTGGCTCGCTCTTGCCGAGCACGGCGTGGGCAATCGTCGTCCAGGGGCCGGTGATGTTGAGCTGGTTGACAAAGCGCGCCCGCAGCAGCACGGCGGTACCGTCGGGCAGGCCGGTGAGGTACACACTGCTGGCGCTGCCGGCGACGGTGGCGGCGTCGGTCCAGCCCTCGGCGGTGGAGGTGGCCTCGCGCCACTGCACCTGCACCTGGCCGCCCACGGCGACATAGTTATTGGTGCTGGCCGTCCACTGCACCCGCACGCGACTGGTGATGGTGCCGTCGGTTTGCCGGATGAGCTGCGCGGTGCCGCTGTCGGCGCTCAGGTCGGCCAGCAGAGGCACGCTGTAAGGGTTGGGCAGGTCGGTGTTGGGCGCGGCGTCTTGCGTGATGATGGCTGCCGCGTCGTAGTACACGGCCACGTCTTCCACCAGTTTCAGCGCGACGGGCGCCTTGGGGTGGAAGCCCCAGTCGGTGACGCGGAAGGTCTTGGCGGCCCAGCCGAACTCGGCGTTGGTGACGCTCACGCGGTCGCCCGGCTGAACGGGCCACAGGCGCATCTGGCCCGGCAGCGTGATGCTCAGGCCGCCACGGCTGCGCTCGACCTGCATGCGGGCGAGGTCTTGCGTCTGCTGGTGCGCGCCGGTGAAGTGGAGCTGCACATCCTTGATGCGCGAGAGTCCGTCTGCCGCCACATAGGCGGCGTTGGCCCAGGGCGTGAAGTCGCTGCCCACGCCGAGGCCCGAGGCATCGATGAAGGTGCCGCGCACGGTGTTGTAGCGGTCTTTGGCGGTGTAGCCCGCCTGGTCGATTTCGATGGGCGCGGCCACGTCGGCGCTGGTGATCGACATGACGGGCGTGCTCCACGCGCCGGCCATGATGCGCCACACGCCGCCACTCTCGTGGCACGAGCCGCCGAAAGAGTCTTCGAGCTGCTGCTTGGTGGTCTCGCGGTCCTGGTTGGTCTGGAAGGCGCCGTCCGCCGTGAAGCTTTTGCTGTCGGCGGCGTTGGCAGCCGCGATCAGCGCCGGCATGTCGAGCTGCGCCGAAGTGGCCCCGAAGCCAGGCTCCGACATGATGAAGTCGGCCAGGCACAGGGCGGGGTTGTTGCTGTAGCCGCGGGTGCCGGTGCGCGGGTCGTAGATGCTGTTTTTGCCGCGCAGACGGGCGGTGATGTTGGGCGGACCGCCCTGGAAGCGGCTGAAATTCTTGTCGAGGGTGATCCAGATGTAGGTGTAGCCACTCAGAAGATCGGTGCTGCCCCACTTGTCGGGGCAACGCGCCATGATGAAGGCGTCGGACACGTCCACACCGCCGGGCGAGAGGTGTTTCTGGATGTTGACGCGGCCGTGGCTGGTGTTGTAGCCGTAGGTGACCTCGTAGGTCACCGGCGTGGCGGGAGCCACCGGCAGCGTGATGGTCGCGCCCGAGGCGGTTGCGCCGGTGATGATGCCGCCGGATGTCACATCGACAGCCGGGTTGACGATCGTCACCAGGGCGCTGACCGGGTTGGACGCGGTGGCCACGCCCGAGGTGTTGAACGTGAGCGACTCGGTGATCGTCTCCTGAGTGCCGGTGGCGCCTTCGAGAAAATCGCCGCCGGTGACCCAGCCGCTGGAGTCGAGGGCGCCGCAGGCCACGCCGTCGATGTACACCTCGTCAATCGCCTGGCAAGGGTGGGCAGCAAACACCACCAGCAGGTGGCTGAATTCATCGCGGCCGCCGCTGGTGAGGATGGCGGCGATGGAGCCGCCCAGCGGCGCCGGGTTGCCATAGACGACTTGCCATGGCGACTCCGAGCTGAGCACCGTGACATTGCGGTCTTGCAGGCTGGCGTTGTACTGGGCGCGCTGCTCGGCGGCCATCTTGGCCTGGCGGCGCCGGGCCAGGCTGTTGTTGATGAGGCCTGCGCCGGCAAAAACGGCAAACGCCGCCCAGCCTGTGTAACCCTCAAAAGCCACGATCGCGCTGGCGATCACGCTCACCGGGTCGGCCAGAGCCGCGCCGGCCATGCCCCACAACAGCGCGAGCAGGATCAGACGCGCCATGCGGCCTCCGCCTCGGTGATGGGCAGGGCCAACAAGCCCGATGCGCCCGGGGCCAGCACATGCGCGCCCACGCACAGGCCGAGCACCAGGGTGTGGCGGCCCCGCGAGCGTGGCACCCGCACCAGCGCCACATCACCGGGCCAGGCCAGACCGCCGGCCAGAGGCTGGCCCAGCAGAGCCACGACGCCAGGCAGGGCGCCCCCCACGGCGCGAATGTGCCGCGCCGCCGCCCGCGCCCCGCGCAGGTAGAACGACGGCGGCGCGGCGTGGCCAAGCTGGCCCAGCCAGTCACCGACGAACGAGGCACAGTGGTGCCCCGCCCAGTCGAACCGGGCCGCACCCTGCGTCGCCACGAAGGCGTCGAGCCGGGCAAAAAAGACGGAGTCGCGCGGCGTGCTCATACTTGCTGAAATTTCTTCGACAGCCATTGCTGCGGCTTGGCGATGAGGTCGTTGATGTACTTGAAGCCGGTTTCTCCCGGGTGGCGGGCGCTGTGCTGCGCCTGCGTCATGCGCAGAGCGGCGGGGTTGGAGCGCACGTCGTAGGCCCCGGTCTGGCAGGCCATGGTGACCTTGCCCACCTGGGCGTCGCTGCGCGAAATCTTGACCTGATCCATCACGCCCGCGAACCGCAGCAGCGGCGCGCCGGTGATTTGGTAGGTGCTGGCATTCACCAGGGCCACCCAAATACGGCAGGGCTGGTTTTGGTACGTCTCAACACTGCCCAGCGCGAGGGCCAGATAGGCGTTTTTCACCTGAGTGAGGCTGATGTCCAGTTTCTGATACCCACCGTCCTCACTCTCGCGCAGCTCGCCCACCTCACACACCGTGCCCACGCCGAGCCAGGTCTGCCCCAACGCCTGCAAGTCCACCGGCCAGTTGGTCAGGCGCTGCGTACCGCCGGTGAATTGCAACTCGATGAGGTACAACACCCCCACCGCACCAGAGGCGGCAGCGCTGTCCCACGATGTGTCGGTGGAGAGGCTCATTCCCAGCTCTCCATCAAATCCAGTGTGTAGCCGGTGCGGATGGCGCGCTCATGCGTCCAGGTGCTCGCATCGGTGGTTTGGCGAAACAGCGCGGTGGGCTTGTCCCACACCACCGAAGCGCCAGAGCTGTAAGCCCAGCGCAGCGGGGACACAAGGGAAACGGTGATGAGACCGGAACCATCGGCGGTTGCATCAGCCGCCACGGCCAGCAGCTCGCGCTGGCTGCCCGACTGCCCCAGACCGAGCCAGTCGGCCTGAAGCAAGGTGGTGGCCGCCTGCCCTGCTCCGCCCGTAAGCGTGATGGACGTGGCGCCCGCACTGGCCGCACTGGCCAGCGTGAGCGTGCCGCGCATGGTGCCGCGTGGCGCGGGGTTGCCCAGGTCGTACAGCGCCAGTTGATTGACCCGGCCATTGAGGCCCAGCACCAAAGCCCGCCACACAGCCGCATCGGCCGCCGTGAGTGCATCGGGGCACGACAAAGCCGCCGTCCAGCGCGGCGGCGCCACCAGGCGCGACTGCCCAGAGCCAGAGTCGCCGTTTTCAAAACGCAGATCAAACCGGCGCTGACCCCACGCCAGGCGCATGGCCCTCAACGCGGAGGGCAAAGTGAAGATGCTCACGCCAGCACCCCCAGGCGACGCATGTCTTCGTACTGCTGTTCGGTGTGCTGAACCAGCATTTGGCGCACACCCGAGTAGATGGCGGCTTGGTCTGTCCGGCTGTCAATATTGACGGTGAGAACCGGAGAATAGACCGTGCTGGAACCGCCCACACTTTGCAACATGTGGTTCGGGATGATGGTTCCAGGCGTGCTGGGGACAAACAGTTCTGGCCCCTTTTCGCCAACCAGAGAAATTTTGCCAACGGGTGGTTGCCCACCCGAGGCAAAGCCCTGCAAATCGTCACGGGTCAGGGATGGCGCGCCAAACAAAGAACCCAGAGACCCAGAGAGTTGCCCCATGAAATTGGAACTGGCCAGCGGCCCGGTGATGGTCTTTTGGACCTGGATGCGGATCAGGTCAGAAATGATGCTGTCGGCCAGGCTGCGGAAATCGAGCTTGCCGGTGGTGACAAACTTGACCAGTGCGTCTTCCATGCCTTTGAAGGCGTTGGTGACCAGATCGGCCACCCTGGAGAATGTGTCTCGGGTGCTGTCGGCGTAGTTCTTGAGGGCGACTTCGGCCCCGTTTTGCCAGTCACCCATGACCATGAGGCGCTGCGCCCAGTTGTCGCGCACGATGCGCGTGGCTTGCGATTCTTGCTGGTTGATGATGGCGAGCTGCTTGATGTAGTCTTCTTGCAGTTGGTCCGTCCACTTGCTACGGCCATTGCCATCGGTTTGCGACATGAGGCGCTCACGGTTCTGGTCAAGCGCCAGGCGCTTCTGGCGGGCATCTTCAGACACCTTGTACTGCCGCGATGAGTAGTCTTTCTCCAGGTTGCTCATCTGCATCTCAAGCAGCTCACGCCCGCCACTGCGCCGCAAATCGGCCACGTACTGATCGGCAATTTGCTTGGCAGTGAGCAGCGCGGTGTTGCGCTTGTTGAGGGCTTCGGTTTCTTGCTGGGTGAGCAGCACCAGCGAGGTTTGTGCTGTGTTTTGGTCTTTGACTGTCTGGGCGCGGATGTCGGCCATCTTGCGCTCGTTGGCCACACGGTCTTCGGGCTTCTCGAACTTTTGGCGCGACAGAATCGCCAGCTCTTTGTCGGCAGCGTCTTGCTTGGCCTTGGTCTCAGCCTCGATGAGCGTGCGCTTGGCATCGAAGTAGGCCTTGTCCACCATGTAGCCATTGGCATGCACGCCTTCGAGCACACGATCGGCGTTGGTGTAGCCAGAAACCAACTCATCGAGCGCTTTTTTCACACCATCAACATCGCGCTCCACCATGGCTTTTTGCAGGGCGATGGCATCGTTGTCGCGGTATTTGCGGCGGATGTTTTTTTCTAGCGTAGCGGTGCGCTTGTCGTCCCAGCCCGCATCGGAGGCTTCTTTGCGGGCAGCAGCCAGTTCTTTTTCCAGTTTCTGGCGGTTGCTGAGAAATTCGTTTTCACGCCCAGCCAGCCGAACGGTGGCATCGGCCTGCTTGGCACGCTGCGCTTCCAAGCCAGAAATGATGATCTGTTCGGCCTTTTGGGCCTTGAGTTGCTCCAATTGATCACGATACTCCGATTGCAGTGCGGGATTCAGGCGCAAACCACCAGGCTGCGGATTCAACCGGCTTTCAATCTCTTTGATCTTGTCATCCAGCGTGGTTTCACGACCCACGCCAAGCATGTAATCCCATGCGCCCTTGGCCTTTTCAGCCACCTTCATCCAGGCACTCTCCAGCGCCCCCAGTTGGCTCTTCATCAACTCAATACGCGCCGCTTGAGCGGTTGAGTAGGCACCCTGCGCCAGCTCAGCCGCAGCCTCTTTCTGCCCCCGGTCTTCGAGGGCTTTGATCTGCTCGTAGAGCGAGCCGGTGAGGTAGTGCAGTTGCTGGTTGAGTTTGGCCGAGGCTTCGGTGGGTGAGCGGCCCAGCTCGGTGAAGGCTTGCACGGTGTCTTTGACCGATTGGCCGAGGTACTTGTCGGCCAGCAGCGCGGTTTCACTGAATTTGGCGACGTTTTCTCTGGCTACGCTACCCGTGGACACCATGGCTGCCAGCGCCTCAGCGGCTGCGGCCTGTGTGCCCGTGGTCTGGCTGATTTGCTGCGCCATGCTGCGCAGGTCACTGGTGGTGACGCCCGCAGCGTTGCCGCTGGTGATGATGGCCTTATTGAAGGCATCGGTCTCTTTGCTGCCCATGTAGTAGGCCGCACCCACCGCCGCCACTCCGCCGGCCAACAGGGTGAAGGGGTTGAGCAAACCCAGCACGTAGCCGCCCACAGCTCGGAAGGCGGGCACGATGCCGCCAAACATGTCTTTGATCTGGCCGCCTTGTTGCAGCAGCACGGTGAGCGGGCGCTGGCCGCCTTGCAGGCTGGTCACGATGTCGGTGAACTGCGCGGGCAGGTTGGCCATGGCGAAGTTGAGTTGCTTGGCGCTCAGGGCGGTGTTTTGCTGCGCTTTGTCCATGCGGGCATGGGCTGCATTGAACACGTCTGCAAAGTTCTCGACCTTTTGGCTGTGCGCTTGCACAGAGCTGCTGGCGTCGGTGAGCGCAGCCTTGAGGCTGGTGGCATCACCAACGATCTTGATGCCAATGACGTTGTTGTCGCTCATGCGCAGCTCCCGTCAGATGTTGAGGTGGCCAAGGGCCTCACCTTGAACGGCCAGGAGTTGCGCAAAGAGGGTCGAATCATCGGGATCGATGGCTTCACTGTGGCGCGGCAGTCGGGCGTTGAACAGATCGAGCAGGCTCCAGTCGAAGCATTCGTGCAGGATTTTTGCGCCGCCGAATCCGCTGAGGCAGTGGGTGCGCCAGGGCAACACGCACATGAGCTGCACGGCTCGCCAGTTTTCGGGCCACACGCCGAAGGGCTCGGCACGTTGGCTGAGGGCTGCGCGGGCATCGGCGAGTTGTTCAGGTGTTGCACCAAAGGCCTCCAGGGCTCGCAGGGGGGTTTCGTCTCTCAGGTCAGTCGCGTCGCCTGCTGCCCACCGACGCGCTGCCTCTGTCAGTTTTTTTCAGCCAAGCCCGGTACGAGCGAGGTGAACCATGCGCCCACCATGGCCCCGGACGCGCCCACAACCTCACGCAGACAGGCGAGGTTTTCGGCGCTGTAGGGCAGCTCGTTGCCGTCGGCGTCTTGCACATGCCGCCAGCCCACGAGCACTTCGGCAAAGAAGGCGGCGTGGTCAATCTGGCCACTGCGCACGCCGTCGATGACTTCGTTGACGCGGGTTTGCGGCAGGCGGTTGAAGCGCAACTCGAATTCGTGGGTGTGCACCACACCTTCGGCATCGGCCAGGGCGATGCGGCAGGGTGCGAAGTAGCTGGGCGAGAGGTCGAGCTTGAACATGCGCGGCCTCTGGATCAGAAGCTGGCGACGAGGCGGAAGTCGTCGTTGCCGCTGCTGGGGACGCTGCGCAGGTTAAAGCTGATGAGGCGCTTGCCGTTGACCTCGGACTTGGACGGGTTGGTGAGCTGTACATTGGGCAGCCACAACAGGGTTTTGTTGTTGGCCACGGTGCCGTGCTGCATGCCCAGGGTTTGCAGGGTTGCGCCCTCCACCGTGCCAAACATGGAGACCTCTTGCGCGGCAGTCAGGTCAAGCGAAATCTTGCCCGTGACAGCGCGCTGGGTGATGTCCACCGTCTCGCCACCGAGCATCGGCGTGAAGTTGAGGGCATTGCCCAGATCAAGCTCGATGCCTTGGCTGGGGTACACCGTGCCGCCGGTGATGGCGGGGGCACCGCTGGTGCTGTGCGTGCCACCCAGGATGATGTCGCCAGACTGCGCGTCGATGATGGTTTGCGGCGTCTTCCAGCCAGTGAGCGTGAGGGCGGGTGCTGCACCGGCGGTGGGCGTGGCGTACAGACCGATCATCTTCTTGACCTTGAGCATGGGGCGCTCGCCGATCTTCCAAGAGAAGCTGAGGTCAGCGCGGGCACCTTTGGCGGTGTGCAGCACGCCGTCGTCGTACCAGTACACGGTGAGTGACTCGAAACTGGTGCTCACGGGTGTGTAGTCTGCTCGGGTGATGGCGGTGAGGGTTTCAGCCAGTCCGGCGGCTCGCATGAGCGGACCCCAGTTGGGTGCAGTGCCAGCAGCGCCACTACCGACCAGCTCGACATCGAAGCTCATTTCAACGTAGCGCACACCCGGCAATTGTTCGGACGCGCCAAAGTAAGGGCGAATCAAATCGCGGTCGGCGTAGCTGAGGTTGATGGGGTTGATGCTGACATTGCTCACCAGCATGGCGTTAGCACCACCGGTGGGCACGGCATCGATGCCGTAGGTGGTTTCGATCTTGGCCAGGATGGCGGTGTTGCGGATGTAGCGGGATGCCATGGTGGGTTACTCCTGGGCGGGTTGGTCTTGAGCGGGGGCCGCTGGCTGCTCTGCTGCGGTGGTAGCCGGATCGGCAGGCACTTGCACGGGCGCGAGTTCGCCGGTTTCGGGGCAGCGGGTGTAGCTGCCTCCCGCCTGGGGGTCAGGCAGCGCGGTTTGGGTTTGAGTGGCTTCGGGCATGGTGTGTCTCTCGGGTCAGGCGGCAATGGATTGGCCGCTCGTGCGGTGAACGGCCTCGTAGATGACTTGGACGGTGGCGATGCTGGTGTCGGCTTCGTCGTCGAACCAGCCGATGGCTTTGGGCTGGATGTGTTGCACCAGCCCGCCGAGGCTCATGTCAGCCAGCACGCGCTCAGTGGCGGCGCAGGCCAATGCGTCGGCCAGATCGGTGGCGTTTTCGTCTGCGCTGGCGGCGCGGGCGACATGCTCAACGCGGATGCGGGTGGTCCAGTCTTGCGGCTGGCCAGACAGCACAATGGGCTGGCCGCTGGAGGTTTCCAGGAACACGCGGATCTGTTTGGCGTACTGCTTGGCCATGGGGGTGCTGCGGTTGACCACCACGCCACCATCGGCCAGAGACGGCAAGGCCGACAGCGCAGCGGCTACAGCGTTGCGCACGCCAACGTGCAGGCTGTTGCTCATGCCACCTCCAAGATGAGGGTGGTGAGGCCGTAGCCGTCTGGCTGGGCATCAAGCACGGTGTAGGTGTCAGACCCATGCACAAAGGGCAGGCCCACCACAGCGGTGGGCACGTCGGACGACGACAAAACGGCTTGAATGGCGTTGGCACTGATGGCAACGCCATTCAAGTCGCTCTGCTGGTGGGCAGAAACGAAATCGGCCTGCACCGCAACCCCAGCCAACACACAGGCCGAGCCAAAGCGCGACAAGGCGCGGGCATTGACTCGGGCGAGTGCGGTGTCGAAGGTCATGGTGCGGGCCGGGTGCAGATGGCTCAGCAGCTCACGCCGTTGAGCAACACGTCCACAGTGGTGGCACCGTTGGCAGCGGCGGCATAAGCCACGCCAGCCAGGGTGTTGCCGCTGGCGGTGGTGGTGATGCGGCTGTTGGTGGTGTCCCAGTACACATTGGCGCACTGGGCGATGGTGTCGCCCGCCAGCTTGGCCAGCGTGAACACGCCAGCAATCTGCACAGAGCCTTGGGCACCGTTGGCAATGCTGGTGAGACACACGCCGACTTTGGTGCCGACGACAACGACCGCGCCGCTGGCGAGGTCGGAACCGGCGGTGTAGTCGATCACGCAGCCTTCGGTTTTGTATTTGGTGGTCATGATGATGTTCCTTTCAATCGTTCAGACCGCATCAAGCGCCAGCGTTGAGCACAGCGCCACGGAAGTCCACACCGGCCACGCCGAAATCGAGGCGCACCTTCCAGGTGGCACCATCGACCTCGAAGCCGTTTTGCAGCTCCAGGTAGGGGGTTTCGTTGCCGTCGAGGAAAGCAACTTCCATGACGGGAGCCACGTTGGCGTCGGCAAACATGTAGTGCGCCGTGCCGCTCAGGCGAGCGGTGTCAACCACTTGCGACACCACGTTTTTGGCGATGTTGAAGCGTTGCAGCTTGGAGTTGGTGTCGGGGTCGTACTCGCTGTTGACCACCACGCGAGCTGCGCCACCCAGACCGATGGGACCAAGCCAGACGGCGGGCAGCAGGTCGAGATAGTCATTGCCGGACACGTCTTTCTGGCTGGCCAGCTTGACGCGCATGGCGTCGAAACCGGTGACGGTGGGCGCAGAGCCGGAACCGCTGGCGATCAGGTTGTTGTGGCTGGCGTGGAACAGCGTGATGCCATCAGACAGGGTGGGACCCATGCCGCTGTTGAGAGCCAGCGTGGTGTAAACCAACTCTTCGATGGAGCGAGCAGCAGCGCGACCCAGTTGACCAGCCAGACCGGTGAAGGCACCCAGGTCATCGTTGATGATGGCCTCACGGCTGATGTTGATGAGGTTGCCGCGCGTGGTGGCGGTGATGCTGGCTTTCTCGCCGTCGGGAATGGCCTTCATCTTGTATTCGCCCAGCTCGTTCTTGGCATCAAGCGAGCCGATGGAGCCAACACGGTAGCGGCTGTGGGCGCGGAAGTCGCTCACAGTGCCCACGGCGCAGAATTTGCGCCAGGTGTCAGGGGACAATGCATAAGCGCCTTGCAGCGTCTTGTGCATGACGTTTTCCAGCAGCAGCGGGAAGTCGCTGGTGGACTGGGTGAAGGCAGCAGCCACCACGGCCAGTTTGTCCATGCCGGCGGTGCTGGTTCCAGTGCGCTCAAGACAAGCCTTGGCGATGTCGAGTAGGGTGGCACCACGGTAGTGGTTGGCAGAGGTGACTTGCACGCGGCCTTCTTTTCCTACCACGACGGCAGCGCGGGCCAGAATGGCTTGCGTCATGTCGTTGCGCTGGCGCTCGCGGCCATCGTCGCCGACGCGCACGGTTCCGGCCACAGGCACTGCGCCTTGACCCAGGTGAGCCAGCAGCTTGAGGCCAGCGGCTTCGGCGGTGATGGTGTGGTCTGCCTCGCATTGGCGTTGCAGCTCGGCCACGCCAGCAGCAGAGGCGTGCGGCTTGAACGATGCGGCAATGGATGCGCGGCGGGCGGTGTCCTGGGCCAGTGCTTCGGCACGGGCCTTGGCTTCGATGGCTGCCACGTCAGCGGCAGTGGTGGCGGTTGCGGGGGTCGCGGTTGCCGCCGATTGGTTGACTGCTTGAGTCATGGAGGGCTCCTGTGAGGGTGTGGCTTGCGCCACGGGTTGTGCGGCGGCTGCCGCGCCTTTGCACTGGGCCAGCGGGGCGGGCACTGTGCGGTAACGGGTGAGGTCGAACGAGGCCATGGCGGTGGCGGACTCGGGATTGGCCGCAACGATGGAATCGACAAAGCCAGCGGCCTTGGCCTCGGCGGCGGTGTAGTAGTGATCCACCCCGTCGGTGAGAAGGGCCAGCACATGGGATGCGCTCTGGCCGCTCTTGGCGGCATAGCTGGTGCTCATGGCCTCGGCCCACTTGTCGAGCATGTCGGCGTATTCGCGCAACTGGGCACTGTTGCCCGCTACGCCGCCCCAGGGGGCGTGAATCATGAGCATGGCGTTCTCGGCCATTTCAACGGTGTCGCCCGCCATGGCGATGAGGCTGGCAATGGAGTACGCCGCAGCGTCAATGCTGATGGTGATGTGGGCGCTGTGGCGCTTGATGGCGTTGTAGATGGCGATGCCGTCGGTGACGGAGCCGCCGTAGCTGTTGATGCGGATGTTGATGGCCGCATCGGTGAGGGCAGACAAGTCGCGCACAAAGTCGGCAGCGGTCACGGTGTCTTCCCACCAGCTTGCGCCAATGTCACCATAGATGCGGATTTCGGCGGCAGACTGCACACCCTGGGCAGCCGCAGCCACCGGAGTGCGCTGGCGGATGCTGTACCACTTGGAGGCTTGAGGTGTTTTGCTCATGCGCCCAGTTTGGCTGGGGCGCTGTCTCATTTCTAGGCAAAGAATGAGACTTTATGCAGTCTGCTGCAACGCTTGCTGGTCAGATGCCACACGGGCATTTTTTGCAATGTCGTTGGCGGCGTTGCTGTCAAACACAAGCCCTTTTTCTTTGGCGAGGTTGCGCCAGTAAGAGGTTTGGTCGAGCAGGTCTTGCGGGTTGACGCCGCGCTTGCGCATGACCTCAATTTCGCTGGCAAAGCCCGCCTTGACCAGTGCAGTCCAGGCCTCGGCTTCTTTGAGGGGGTCGATCCACGGCATGCTCTGGGCAAGGTACATGGCATCGTTTGCGCTGCCGGGGCGCACGTCTTTTGGGGTACGCAACACGCCGCTGAGGTGAGCTGCGTTGACAAAGTTGGTCCAGATGGGCTGGATGACTTGGCCGGTGAACTCTTCGGCCAGCACGGCGTAGTTGATCCACTGCTCGACCAGCTCTTGGCGCTGGGCGCTGTATGTGCCGTCGTAGCTTTTTGCGATGCTGCTGTAGCTGGCCCCAATGCCTGCGGCCACACGGCGGAGTTGTCCTTGGCGGAATGTGACGACGTTGGGGTTTGGGCGGGTGCTGTCGATAAGGCCGATTTCTTCACCAACTTGCAGGTTGTCGATGATCATTCCGGGCGACAGACGCATATCGCGGCCCACTACGTTGCCCGCCGCATCTTTGGCTGCGTCGGCAGCGGTGTATCCGTCCGGGCTGTTTTTCTTGACGTAGGCAGTGAGGCTGGCGCTGATTTTGGCGGCGATGCGTTCGCTTTGCTCGTAGTCTTTGATGTCTTCGAGCGTGCCGATGATGCTGGCAAATTCACTGATGCCGCGCACTTGGCCGATGCGGTCTGTCATGACCAAGTGCAGCACGCGGGCCGCGTCGATGCGCTTGAGGTCTTGGCTGCTGAGGCCAGGGGCGATGCCCTGCCCTTGCGCGTCCATGGGGTTGGTTTTGTACACGTAGTAGCCGGTGGCGCGGCCCCAAGTGTTGCGCTCGATACCTTGATAGACGCTGGCATTGTCTTGGTACCACATTGGAACCATGTCGGCTTCAAACAGCTCCAGGCTGTAGGGCACGCGGGTGCCGTGGTCAAGGTACTGAATGAAGCCGGTGAGGTGTTGGCCGAAGGCTTCACCATCACGCAGCCACGCGCGGCACAAGGCACGTTGCACTTTGGCGAAGTGCATGGTTTGGGTGACTTCGGGCAGCAAGCACCAGTCGCGCCAGAGTTCGCGCAGGCCTGCGGCGTAGTCTTCGTGGATGGAGCCGTCTGCACGGCGCGGCTGCGGCTCGATGCCGATGCCGTTGGCCCCCACCACGTTGTTGACCATGGTGCGCAAGATGCCACGGGCAATGTCGTTGTTGCGCTCCAGGTGACGAGCTTGGGCGCGCAAGGCCACTGCACCCTGTTGGACGATGGCGTTTGGCCCCATGCCGTCTTGGTAAAACTGGCGGTAGCGACTGGGTTTGGCGGCTTCGTGGGCGGTTTGGGCCTGGATGCTTTGCAGCGCGTGGCGAGCGCCCATGCGCTGCAAGCCCGCGCGGGGGTTGAACCACGAAACGAGGCGATCAATGGGGTTGAGCAGGCTGGTGTTGGCAGGCATGAGGCGACGCTCGATGTGTCAGAGGGGCGGGCCGTCGAAACGGGCCACGCCGAAGGTCATGCCGCCGATGCGGGGGGCGGTGGAAATCTCGGACGATGTGGACAAGGCCGCAACGCGGGCTTCCCATTCGACGCGGCCTTTGCGGATTTCGGCCAGATCCTCCATCTTGAGCCAGCGGTCAAGGCCAGTGCCTCCAAGGCGCACTTCTTTGCCGTCGAGAACGTCTTTTTCGGCCTGCATGTAGCGGGCAAGCATGTCTTGGGCTTCGGCGAGCGTGGTCATGGGGTGAGGCTACGCGGGCGGGTGTCTCATTTCTAGGCAAAGAATGAGACTTTCGGGAGGCTCAGGCTGTGCATGGAGCGCCAATCCAGCGGTACAGGGTGGCGCGGCTGATGCCGTGTTTGCGGCACACCTCGCCGTGGTTGTTACCCCGGAAGTCGCGCAAAACAGCGGCTTTGAGGCCGGAGCGGTCTGGCCCTGGCACATAGAGCTTTTGCGAGCCGTACAGCTCACGAAGGCCGCTCACGATGTCGCCCGCCAAGGCGCTGGCCTCGGTTTCGCACATGCCGGGTCGGCGCTGGATGAGGATGCGGGTGAATTCGCCTCGCAGCAAGATGGCGCTGTCTTCTTGCTGGGCTTGGGTGATGGGGGTGTCTGGGGTGGTGGTGGTTTGGCAGGCTTGTGGGTTCATAGTCGGGCCAACCAGTCTGCGGGGGCAAACGGGTTGTGGGTGCTCGACGCCGGGTTGATGCGGGCCGCTTCATTGGCTGGCCTCTGTGGGTTGGGTGTTGGGGGTTGCCCGTCGGCTGGGCGGGTTTGGTAGCCGTCTGCCACGGTGGGCTCGACGGGCAGGTCAAACAGGTCTGGGGCCACGGCTTGCTCAAGCTGTTGCCAGCGGCGCTCGGTGTGGCGGTGGATGTCGAGCATGTGGGCGCAGAAGATGGCGTACACGGTGCAGTCCAGCGGCTCGTTGCGGGCCGCGCGTTTGACCCAACGGTACTGGTCGCCCGTGGCGGTTTTGGCCAGCATGCGCACCTCGGCGGTGAGGCCGTTGTAGAAGGCGGTGGCGAGGTCCTTACTGAAGTGGACGTAGCCAGCGCCGGGCTGGGTGACTTTGAGGCGGCCAAAGAAGAGGTCTTTGGCGGTGTCGGTACCGACCATCCAGAGCTTGACGCCACGCTTGAGCACGCGGCCCCGGTGGTTGATGTCTTGCGAGCTGGCGCGGCCTTTGACGGGATCACCGCTTTTGCTGCTGCCTTTGACGGCGTACAGACGCAGGCTTTGGGTGGCGTTGCCGTACTGGTGCACGAAGCTGTAGCACTGGTGCGTGAAGTGGCCGCCGGAGTCGATGGCGGCGGCGCTGATGCCGATGTGTGGGCCGTTGGCGTGCTTGAGGGGCAGGCGCAGGTGGTCGTAGAGGCGCTTCCAGTCGCGCTCGTCGGCGGGGTTGGCGTCGAGCACGGTGTAATCGACCAGCCACATTTCTTCGCCACGGCCAAAGGCCCAGGTAGCGATCTCGAAGCGGTCGTCTTGCACGTCCACCCCAGCGGCGAGTTGCAGGCCACCCAGGGGCACGCTGCGCAGGGAGTAGGCTTCGGCGCGTTTGGCGAGCTGGTGGGCGTCGGCCTTGTCCACCTCTTCCTCCCAGGTCTCGCCCAGCGTCTCGTTGACAAATCCTTGCAGGGGGCCTTTGTCGCCGGTCTTGGCTTTGGCGCTGGCGTTGAGGAATTCGCGCACGATGTCGGCCCAGGTGGCTTGCGGGCTGTAGGCCGTCCAGGCGTGAAAGGCGACATGGCGCGGGGGGATGCACTTGTCACCCGCAGCGGTTTGCCACTGGCTCCAGGGTTCGCCGTTGTCAGACCAGCCGTGCACGAGCTGGAAGTTGCCGCAGTCGCTGACCCACTTGCCCGTGCGCCAGATGCGCAGGTAGTCAGACTGGCGGATGCTGCCGTGGCAGTGGGGGCAGATGTGGTGGACGGTGTTTTCAGGGTCTTCGTGCGACCACTTCATGCCGTGCAGCGACTCTTTGCCACCCCACACCAGCGGGTGGTCGGCCTCGCAGTGCGGGCAGGTGACTTGGTAGGCCATGCGCACATCGGCAGCGTTGCAGCGGGCTTCGATGTGGCTGAAGCCTTTGATGCGCGGGGTGGTGCCTGCGATGAGCTTTTTGTAGGTGGCCCCTTCGAGGCGCTTCCAGGCGAGCGTCCACGGGTCGCCGGATTTTTCGACCTGTTGGTCGAAGCCGTCGAGCTCGTCCAAAATGGCCACGGCGATGGTGAGGCGGCGAAAGTTGCCCGCGCTCTTGCCGCCGCGCAGTTTGAGCACGGAGCCGAGAAACTTTTTTTGCTGCAAGGTGTTGACCTTGCTCTTGGCCAGCACCTGCGGGAAGACGCTGCGCATGATGCGTACGTCTCGCAACATGGGCTCGACCTCGGTCTTGGTGAAGTCGTCGCTGTCGTCGTCGGTGGGCTGCCACACGGCCTGATTGCGGCGCTTGTGCTGGGCGGTGTAGCCCATCATGGCGAGCAGGCACTTGGTGTAGCCCAGACGGGCGCTTTTCTGGAAATCCACCTCTTCGATGCCGTCGTCGGACATGGCATCCATGAGCCCGATCTGAAAGGGGTACGCCTCCCACCGCTGCGTGCGCTGGCTTGACTCAGCCGACAAGTAAAAGTGCCGATGCGCCCATACCGACAAGCTCACGGGCTCAGGCACACGCAAAGCCTCCAACCCCTTGGCCACCGACGCACGCAAAGACTCCCGCAGCGGCACAGGGAGGTGCTGCCAGAAGGCTTGGGGGGCAGTGGAGGTGGTGGCGGTCATGGTGGCTATGGCGCTTGCCCACCCTCTTCGTCGCCGTCAGAATTCAACTCATCCAGGCTGGCCAGCGTCATGCTGGCTGTGGCGTTGCAGGCTTTGGCGATGCCGTCTTCAATGAGCTTCACGCCTTCCAGCGGAAGGTCGGGGCACAGGCGATGCAGGTCCACCGGCAGGGCTTCGAGTGAGCTGCGGATGTTGCGGCCACAGTGGGCGAGGATCTGCTCCAGCACGGCCACGGGCACAACTTCCCGCCGAAGCTGGGCAATCTTGATTTCTAGCAGTTCCGTTCGCTTGCCGCTTTCTTCGGCGCGTTTGGCGGCGAGTTCGCCGTCACCACCCCGCCCGGCCGCTTGTTCGCGCAGGTGGGCGCAGTACGATTGCAGCCATTCGACGGTGGTTTGCCCTGGCTTGATCACGCCACGGGCCAGCATGTCGCTCACAGCAGGCTGGCTCACGCCCACCAGGGCGGCAAACTCAGCTTGGGTACAGGAGGTTCGCATTTCCATCAGCGCACCATGTACTTTCCAAAGGCCAAGGCGAACGACTCATCCCAGCGTGGTTGAAACTTGAGCTTGATGGTGCGTTCGGCTACGCCGCGCACGTCGAGCCGCTGGTGATAGCTGGCTCGGGCTACAAACTTGAGGTACTGCTGGAGCTTTCGACCACCCACGCCCGTGCGCTTGTACACGCCGGATGGTAGGTAGCCACCGTTTTTGCCGAGTTGGTTTGCGCCGGGTTTGACGGCGATGAATTCGGAGTCCACGCCCATCTTCACGGTTCGCTTGACGGCAGCGGCAAAGCGCGGCTTGGGTGGGCCCTTGGTGTTCTTGATCATCAGCTCACGGATGATCTGTTTGTAGTAGCTGCCGGGCATGTTGCCGAAAGGGTCCAACTTTCCAGAGTTGACGATGTAGCGCCCAGGCACGGTGATCCAGCCTTGCGGCAAGTAGCCGTTGATCGTCAGCAGGTATTCGCACTTCTTCTGTAAGCGCGCATAGGTCCGCTCATTGGCTTGCGGTTGCAGATATTCGTAGGGGTTGCGGCCACCCGCCTGCTCAGAGCCCTGAAAGTAGGCTTGCGCCTCCAGCACATCTTGCGTTTTGCGATCGGCTTTTTTCACCACAACACCGCGCATCGTGTAGAGCGTGGGCTTATCGAACACCTTGAGCATTTCGTTCTTCAAGGCGTCCTGTACATCAAAGGCCAGATTGGTCACAGACCGCGCAACGGCCTTGTCGAGCTGCACGCGGCCCAAGTCATCCAGCCCAGCGGAGACTTGCTTGTAATCGACAGAGACGCGAACGAATGACGGCATGGCGGAATTCCCAGAACACCCCGAATTTCGCAAAAATCCAGTTGGTGTAAAACCCCCTCCCGCAGCCGTCAACCATCAAAATTCATAGCACCAGACGCAACAAATAAGCCACCCACAACACCACAACCAAATATAACCCCCTTAGCACAACCCCACATCTAGCCCCACTTCACCGCCGAATTCACCA